TTTTCAAGTTCACCAACAACTTTGTCATAAAAATATTTGGTAAAAATATCAAAAAGTAACTTTTCTGCATCTTTATATTTTACATCTGTTTGATTTTTGAATTGAGAAAATTTGTCAGAAATTCTATTCGTCACAAATTTTTCATAATAACTTTTCAATTCAGGAAAATCTGATATAGTATTATAATTGTACAACAGATGATTTGAAAAATATGTTCTTATTCCTTGTATTCTTATCAATAAATCAGAAGTTAAACCGGCACTAACACTTTCTTCGGACAAAGCAGTGTATTTTATATAGTCTTCATAAAAGCTCTTTAAAAATGTCAAAAACTCACCATCGTTTTTTATGAAAAACAAAAACTTAATGAAATCTATGGTTTCTTTGTTTTGTTCTTTAAGAGATGTATAAATTTTATTATACGGAAAATCATAAAGAGATTTTAGAACCAACGGAGCCACATCTGATATTTGAAATTTCTTTAAACAAAACGCATCAAATGGAATTGATTTTTGTTTTGTTGTTATTTTTATTTCTTTTTTGGACGGCGAAATTTCTTTTATATAAATTGGATTTTTTTCATCACCAGCCATATTTCTTACAAAATTGTAAGATAGAATATAGTTTCCTGTGGGAATAGACCTTTCGGACATGGTTTTGGAAACTTGATCCAATATTTTATCATTTTTATAAAGTATAAAATCGCTTATGAATTCTTTATAAGAATATTGTATAGTCTCATTTTTTTCATTTAAAGTCGATAGATAATTTTCTTTGTATATTTTTTTAGGAAATATACACTCCCAGAGATATTGATTTTCTTGTTTATCGAAAACTGAAAATTCAACAACATCACGTTCACTCATTCCATACCAATAATCCAATGAACTTTCACCAACAAACAAATCAAAATCTTCTGGCGTAACATAATATCCGCCATTCAAACTTGAAGTTATATTGTTTAATTTTTTATATGGTAAACTCATAATTACCTATTTTCTAATTTTTTCTCCACCATAGATGTATAAGGAAAATCTTCAGAAAAATCTTCGTCTATTACTCCCTCATTTAATTTTTTCCTAAGTTCCAAAATAACCTGTTTAATTGCTAAAGTATCTGATTCAGAATTAAAGTTTTCACTTCTTTCAATCAAATCATTTAATTGTGATTCTAACTGTTCTTTTTCTTCAATGAGAACATCAACAATGTTTTCTTGTTGTTCCTCACTCAAAATTTCAGATTGCTCTTCTTCTGTCGGCGGCAAAAATTCTTCGAACTCTATACTATAAAATTCAGTCAATTTTTCTTTATAATTAACAGTTTTTATTGGAAGCGATATATAATTTTGATAAAAATCGGATGAAGAAGAATTTATAATTAAATTTCCATATTCATCAAACTTGTAATCATATGTTCCAAATTTTTTAAAATTTTCTATTTGAATTGAAAAATTTTCCATATTATCTCACTATTTTAAATACATCTCCATTATCAAATGTATATATTTGACCGTCTTTCTCAGTTCTTATCAATATTTTATAATATCTTTCTTGTGGAAAACTTGTTGTGTCTAATAAAAAATAATTTCCTTGGTCATCACAACTTAATTTTGTAAATTCATTAAAATCCAAAATGGTTTGATCAGTTTCAATATCTTTTATAGAATAAAATGTTTCCACAGGAAGATATTTTGGCGTCAAAAATGAAGTATGTTGAATATTTCTTTCAAAATTTCTGACAGGATAAGATTCTCTTGAGAAAACATTGATTCTGGGAATGTCTCCAAACTTATAACTTTTTTTGATATTTTTCAATACAACCGTAACACTGTTGTTAAAATCTATTGGTTGTAAAGATGAAGTTATACTTCCTGTCTCACTATATGTGAAACTTGCGGTAGAAAATGTAGAGTCATCCCAAGCCGCCTCTAAATATGGATAATATATTGTATTTGTGTCTTTTGAAAAATATCTTATTTGTCCATAAGTATTCGATTGATCTATTTCTTGGGAATGTAAAATTATAAAACCTTCATTTGGTATGGATCCACTGTACCAATATTTCACTATCTCACTAACATCAACATTTACATCGGATGTTTGATATCCAAGAGACTGTGAACATGAAGCAGAATACCAAGTGGCTCCACCTTTTGAAAATGATTGACTTTGTGCCAAGGAATAATCTAATAAGTAATTTTCTGTCGGAGGAACTTGGTAGTCATCCCACAATTCGTGCCAAAATGTTCCATTTTTATAATCTCTATAATACCAATCTGTTCCAGAATCGGATCCTCCTGTTATGGTTTCTCCATCACCCATTTCCCAACTTTGACTGATGGGAAATACATGAATATTGTATGATAGAGGAAGATTTTCTTCTCTGGCAGTTTTTAAACAAAGAGTAAATTTTGGAAATGAAACTATGTCTCCGTTTGTATAACTTGAAAAAATATTATCCAAGTTAAATTTCATCAATATTCTCTGAACTTCTTTTTTGTAAGAAGTGACGGTTCTTTGGATATTTCTAGTTTCCGAACCAGAGATTAGTCCTACTATACTTCCACTTAAATTATTTACAGAACCGGACAAAGCATATGGCTCACAAGAAATATCCACGGTCAACGAACCAGTGGAAGATCCAGATATATAAAAAGAATGTATACTACCACTAAAATCTGTTAAAGTTCCTGTGAAAGATGAAGAATTAATTTGTTGCGTTGGATAATATTGGACTAAATTTGCTCCTGTAACTGTTCCTGAAAAATAAGAAGCCGTTAACTTTGTCTCTTTATTAAAAATTACAATATTGAGTGATGCAGATGGAGTTGTTCCCACGAAGGAACCTGATATTTTTCCAGAATAATTTTGAAATTTTATACCTACTACATTTTCATTTATATAATTATAAGTGGTTGTGGGAACGAGACCATTGACCAATTTTGTGGCAGTGCCTAAAAACAATATTTGGTCTAAACCAAAGTTTTTATACTCATATCCACCTTTATTTGTTATAAATGTGTCTTTTTCTGGAAAAATAAAATGTCGCATAACAATAAATATCAATAAATGACAAAATTATACAACAGAACATTTTATGTCACTCTCTGGATATTTGACCTCAAAAACCGAAGGATCCACAGATGGATAAATTATATTATTTTTAGTGGCATTAGCTATGTCATATTCTACAGGAGAATAATTTCCATCCAAAACAGTTAAATTCTTTATTTTTAAAGAAGGAACCGATTGAACGCCTTCTGTTTTTGCTATTTCCAATTCAAGTTGATTTATATTGATTGGTTGCGAAAAAGACCATTCATCAATGTTAAAAAACGATTGTGCAGCACTTATACAATTTAACATTACTTCTTTTTTGTTGTATCCCTTATATACTGATATGGAAAAATCCACCCCTATATTTATAACAAATCCATCAATAATATTAATTCCGTCCGTCATAATTCTAAATTGTTTTAAATATTTAAGCAGATTGTTTACCAATGCTTGATTTGATGTTGTTAATTTTTTATTAGAATCATAACTTAAAATGTATAAGTTTATAGAAAATGGATTGCTTATATCATAATTTATTTTTCTGAAATAATTGTCTATATTGTTATTATTGACAGAAGCTTCATTATCGACGTTTACAGTTCCTGTTAAAATTCTATTAGTATTCACAGTTAAACTGTTACTTGTGATAGCTTGAACTTTGGATATGGAACCATATTTTTGTGGCATAGAATATGCTCTTACTATGTAATCTTCTCTGGTAACAGCTCTATTTTGTGCAGAAAAGAAAGAAAGAGCATTCATTTTTATAGATTCATTTTCTTCAGCACCGGCACCACCAGTTGCTGGCGAAATATTTGATATTCGTAATGATTTTTTGGAGTCGTTTAATTTTCTCAAGTCTTCCAATAACATTCCTGTATCAGAATTTTCAAATTCGACAGAATTTATGTTTTTTATTTCTCCAACATTGCAGTTGGATTCTATCCCCCCACCTACAACATATCTTATAGTAAGAGTTGTATTTGAAGGTGCCAACCCGTAGGTTTCTGTCTTTAAAAAAGAATTGGGATTCAGCGGAATATTTAATTTATTCAGTTTGGATAGTCCTCTACCTATAGATTCTGAATTTAGATTTATCAGTTCATCCCCAAATCCCTCTGTTCCTGAACCAAATTCGATTGTGGTTTTATTAAATTGATTAACTGATGTTACATATCTACGAGATGTTCTTAAATATTTTAATATATAAGGAACTTCGATTGAATATTCTTTGTATGTTCCATCAAAAAATTCATTATTAGGCACAGAATCCAACACCAATTCTTGAGCAAGATAATCCACTTCGTACCATTTATTGTTATCCGAATCGTATATGTCTAAAATCTCCAAAACATTATCTTCGTCTAAATTTATTTTATAAAATGGTTGGGCGTTTGTTATAAAAACTTCTTTTTTTAGAATTTTTCCTGAAGTAACCTTTGATGTTTTTTTGATCAAAAACTGTATAGGTACACCGGCATCGTCTCTGAGATAGACAGAAACTTCTCTGGGCGATTGTTTTGTATTTACTGAAAAATTAACAGGCTCAGACAATAAATAAAAAGAACCGCCTTCAGTTGATATCTGCATATTTTCTCTTATAGACAAGGCAAATCTATCATCAGGAATAATATTTCCAGTTCCATCATCAATGGCTGGAATCAATTGATAAATATCCAATTCGCAAGTTGATGCTTTTGCTGGTTTTACTTTGTACCCCAAATATCTTGCCATAGCTATGATATTTTTCCTTTCGGAGGCTTCTAAAAACATGCTTTCTTTAAAAGCATAATCGGTATAATATGAAAGAACATCGCCTACATATGCTGACATTTCTATAAACATATTTCCAACCGAAGAGTCTGAAAAATCTTTATAGGAATTTGGAAAATAAGATTTCGCAAAATTAATTAAAGATGTTTTTAATTCAGAAAAATCTTTGTTAAGATATTTAACATCTTTATTATTTTGTTTGAACGATTTTTGTATTGTCGACGGCATATTATATTAATGGTTTTTCAAATGTCATAGTCATACTATTTAATTCATTTGTATTTCCGATTCTAAAATCGATGACAATGTGTAACTTATAAATATCTCTATTATTTGTATTTATGCCAGTATCGTCAACATTTATATAAACATTTTCCACAGTAACATTGGAAATCCACTTGGATATATCTTCTTTTACTATATTGCCTATAATTTCAGGTAAAATGTCAGTATTTTGTTCAAAAACCACAGTATGCAACCTACTACCAAATAAAGGCTGCATTCTTCTTTCTCCAGGAATTGTATTTAATAGATTTATTATATTACTTTTAATTTGAGTAAAAGTATCATATGATTGTTCAAAATACCCCTCACTACCCTGTTTTATAGGAATAGAAAGTCCCAATCTAATTTTTTTTGAAGAAAGGTCCGACATTTTAATGGTTTTTCTTTTTATCCACCTGTTTCATGAAAGATTTGTAATCTCTATTAAATATGGATTTTAAATTGTCTGGTATAACAGATGGGACATCCAAAACAGACTGTGGCGAAGAACTATCAGAATCTGAGACTGCTGTTTTAGAAACATGTGTGTCAGAAATGTCTTCATTTAACATAGATTTTAAAGATGTAAATTGAGAATTTGTGCCAAATACACCATCGTCAACTTGACCAATTTTATCAAAAACAGGAACTGGAACTGATGGTCCTTCTTTAGGTAAATTTGGAACAGTTTCATTCAAAATTTTATTCAAAACTGGATCTTTTACAAACTGTTTTATTGGTTTATTGACTTGTTTTTCATATCCATCTATAATTTTGTCGGTTGGTTCAATATCTCTTTTTGTTTTGTATAAACCTGATTTAAAAACTTCCGACAAAAGTGTTGGTAACTGTTTTTTTACTTCTTCTTTTACAATTTCTTGTATGATAGATTTTAATTGATTTATTTTCATAATAATAAATATTATTTAATTTTCATTTATAGATAGTATAATTCAAGAAGGAAATTTAGGCAATGCTGGAGCTTTTGGCA